ATAGCGGAGGTAAGATAGTAAGATGAAACTACTAAAGATACTTTTAGAACAAGAAAAGATTCTAGTACCTAGACGTTCTAAAGAAGAACGAGCTAAGAACTATCAAATAGCTATCAATAAAGAGATACAGGAATACATAAAGAATGGTAGTAAAGGAGATCTTGACTTAAGTGATATGCCAATCACCTCTCTTCCTGATATATTAAAGTATGTCGGAGGAGATCTTAACCTATATCAATCTGAAATCAAGTCCCTTCCAAATAGTCTAGAGGTAGAAGAACATCTAGTTTTAGCTAGGACACCTATCGAATATCTTCCAGATAATCTAAAAGTAAAAGGAAGTATATTATTGACACATTCAGCTATTAAGTCTCTTCCTGATAATTTTAAGGTAGGGAGAAGTCTCTATCTAGAAAACACATCCATCGAAGAACTTCCATATAATTTAGAAGTAGGAGAAGACTTTTGGATAAGAAACTCTCCTCTTGCAGACAAGTACAGTGATGAAAAAATAGAAAACTTAGCTAATATTAAAGGTATAATTGTAAGATGAAACTACTAAAGATACTTTTAGAACAAGAAAAGATTCTAGTACCTAGACGTACTAAAGATCGAGCCGAGAGGTATTTAAGAGCCCTTCAGGGAAAGATTCAAGAGTATATAAAAAACGGTAGTAAAGGATCTCTTAATTTACAAGACACACCTATTACATCTCTTCCGGATAACTTAAAGTATGTAGGAGGAAATCTTTCACTATCAAATACACCTATCAAATCTCTTCCTGATAATTTAGAAGTAAAAGGATCTCTTGAGCTAGCTGATACGCCTATTACTTTTCTTCCGGATAATTTAAAGGTAGGAAGAACTCTATACTTAAGTAATACACCTATAAAATCTCTTCCAAGTAGTCTAGAGGTAGAAGGAAATCTAGCTATAAGAGATACTCCTCTTGACTACAATCACGATGATATAGACATCAAAGAAATGGCTCCGAATATAAAAGGTAAAATTTATAGATAATGAAACTAAAGGAAAGGATAGTATACTTAATTACTATATCGGCACTTTTAGGTGCTCTTTACTATTATAATTTTTATACTGAATCTGAGTATGAAACTAAGTATAAAAAGGCTGTAGAGCAGTATACTAAGAGGATAGACTCTCTTAAAGCATTTAACGAAAGTTTAGATTCTGTTGTAGATTCTTTAGAAAATACCCTAAATGTTGCAGATAGTTTAATATCCGCTCAGGATAAAGAAATTGATCAACTAAACGAAGATTTAGATGAAGAAATTAATAATGTCGATCTGTTTGGCCATGATGAGCTTACCAGCTTTTTCTCAAACAGATACAACAGTAGTAGTACTTCCGGCAGAGACAGCACGTCTAGTAATTAAGGATCTAGTTACTCTAGATAATCTTAGATTACAGTTAGAAGCTACTCAGAATAAAGTAGATGCCTTAGAATTACGTTATACTACTTTAGACTCTATTCGCACTATTAGAGAGACTCAAATAGCTAATTACGAACAAATCATAGGAGACAAAGATAAAATAATACAAGAAACAGAAAAGTTTGCAGATAATTTACAGAAAGATTTAAACGGAGAAAAGATAAAAAAGAATATTTACAAGTACGGTAACATAGCTTCGGCAGGATTACTGATACTTTCATTAGTTTTAAAATAAAATGGCAAAAGGCAAAGTTAGTGGCGGTAAAGTAGAACTTAACGGTTCACGTAGAAAAAGACCAGGAATTCATGCAAAAACGAAATCTGGCAGTATTAAAGGTTCTAAAAATTACGTAAAAAGATATAGAGGCCAAGGAAGATAATGGCCCGTAGAATTCCAAAACCTAAAAATAAGCCAAATTTTGGCAATAAAGCTAAAAGAAGAAAGTTAATAGAACATAATCTTAAAGTTCTAAAAGAACTAGATTCTAAAAGCAAAAGTGACTAATGAGTCAACAAGAACAAATTAAAAAAGTTATAGCACAAGAGTACATTAAGTGTGCAAAAGATCCTGCATACTTTATGAAAAAGTACTGCTATATTCAGCATCCAACTAGAGGTAGAATTCTATTTAATCTCTACCCTTTCCAAGAAAAAGTACTTCATCTATTTAGAGATAATCAGTATTTAATTACTCTTAAATCTAGACAGTTAGGTATATCTACTCTAGCGGCTGCTTATTCTCTATGGTTAATGTCTTTCCATAAAGACAAAAACGTACTTGCCTTGGCAACTACACAAGCAACAGCTCGTAACTTAGTTACAAAGGTACAGTTTATGTATCAGAACTTACCTAAATGGCTGAAGCTAAAAGCAGTAGAAGACAACAAGCTTAGTCTAAGACTAACAAACGGTTCAAGGATTAAAGCAGCTTCTTCTAACTCTGATGCAGCTAGATCAGAAGCGGTATCTCTTCTGTTGATTGATGAGGCCGCTTTTATTGATAATATCGAAGAAACGTTTACTTCTGCTCAACAAACTCTTGCTACCGGAGGTCAATGTTTAGCTCTATCAACTCCTAACGGTGTTGGTAACTGGTTTCACCAAACTTGGCAGAAAGCAGAATCTAGAGAGAATAGCTTCCTTCCGATCAGATTACCTTGGGATGTTCATCCGGAAAGAACTAAAAGTTGGAGAGAGCAGCAAGATTCTGACTTAGGTCCAAGAATGGCTGCTCAGGAATGTGATTGTGACTTTCTATCATCAGGAGATACAGTCTTCTTACCAGAAGATATGGTTTTTTACGAATCTACCTGCCTTAAAGAACCTATCGAGAGAAGAGGAGTAGATAATAATTTATGGATATGGGAACTAGCAGATTACAGTAGAGATTATATGGTTGTAGCAGACGTTGCTAGAGGTGACTCTACTGACTTCTCTACATTTCATGTCTTTGATATTGAAGATGCTAAGCAGGTAGCAGAATATAAAGGTAAGCTTTCTCCGAAAGATTTCGGAAACGTACTCGTAGGAATAGCATCAGAATACAACGATGCACTTTTAGTAGTAGAGAATGCAAATATAGGCTGGGCTACTATCGAACAGATTCAATCTAGAGAGTATAGAAACCTATATTATTCTTCTAGATCAGAACAAGAGACTGTAGAATCGTATATGAATAAGTTTGAAAATGATAAACTTGTTCCCGGTTTTACGATGTCTGCAAGAACTCGTCCATTAGTTATTGCAAAGATGATGGAGTATGTTCGAGAGCATTCTGTTCTTATATTCTCTAAGAGACTGCTTGATGAAATGCGTGTTTTTATTTGGAAGAATGGAAAAGCACAAGCAGTTGTAAATTATAACGATGACTTGGTTATGGCTTTTGCAACAGGACTTTATGTTAGAGATACTGCACTTAGATTGAGACAGCAGGGAATGGATCTAGCTAGAGCTCAGCTATCATCATTTAATTCCCTCAATAACCGCAATCCTTCGGTTATTACCACAAGATCACAAGATAACGATCCTTATAAGTATCAAGAGCAAGATATCTCTTGGCTTATTAGGTAAGTATATTTATATATAAAGATTTCCTAAATGGCGGACAGATCACTATTTACCCGACTTAAAAGATTATTTTCTAATGACGTAGTAATACGTAATGTAGGCGGGGACCAGATAAAAGTCGCAGACATAAATCAGATACAGACTACAGGTAAGTATCAGACTAATGCTCTCTTAGACAGATTCTCACGACTTTATATCTACAATAACAAGAATATTTTTAACCCTAATCTTAATTACCAGACACTTAGGGTTCAGCTATACTCGGACTATGAAGCTATGGATACTGATCCAATCATTGCTTCTGCTTTAGATATTATAGCTGATGAGTCTACACTTAAGAATGATCAAGGTGATCTCGTAACAGTTAAATCTTCGGATGAGAATATACAAAGAATACTTAATAACCTTTTTTATGATATTCTAAACGTTGAGTTCAACCTATGGTCATGGACTCGACAGATGGTAAAGTACGGAGACTTCTTCCTTAAATTAGAGATCTCAGAAGAGTTTGGAGTATATAACGTCCTTCCCTATACAGTCTATCACATGGCTCGTTATGAAGGACAAGATCCAGATAATCCTTCGAAGGTATCCTTTAGTATTGATCCGGACGGTATAGCAGCTTCTGCTGATCCTAATTATGTACCGAAATCTAACAAAAGAATCATACATTTAGATAACTACGAAGTAGCTCACTTTCGTCTTATCTCCGATACTAACTACCTTCCTTACGGTCGTTCTTATCTAGAACCTGCACGTAAAATCTTTAAGCAGCTCACTCTAATGGAAGATGCGATGTTAATTCATCGTATAATGAGAGCTCCTGAGAAGAGAATGTTCTACATCAACGTAGGTAATATACCGCCTAGTGAAGTAGAGCAGTTCATGCAGAAGACAATTAATCAGATTAAGAAAACACCTTACGTTGACTCTACTACAGGACAGTATAATCTTAGATTTAATCTTCAAAACATGATGGAGGATTTCTATCTTCCGGTTCGCGGTAACGATACAACTACTCG